TCAGAAGTCCTCGCTGCGCCAGACCTTCAGCACGCGGCCGAAGACCTCGAAATCCATGCCTTCGGTGATGTCCCAGGCGTCGTACTTGGTGTTTTCGGATTTCGCCCGGACCACCAGGCCGGTGGCGGTGGGGATGCGCTGCAGCCGCTTGATGAAGCCTTCGCTGCCGACGCGGAAGAAATAGATGGCGTCGTATTCGACGGCCTGCACGCCCCGGTCGACGATCAGGGGATCGCCCGGGTTGAACATGGGGCGCATGGAATCGCCGAAACCCGTGACGATGCACAGATTCTTCGAGGCAGAAAAGCCCCGGACATTCTTTTGCAGCCATTCAGGGCTGACGTTCCAGCTTTGAATGACGCCTGGCTGGTCGCGCAGTTCCAGGCCATTACCCATTGCGCCTCCGGTATCGAACTGGGCGATGAGGACGTTGTCGAGGTTCGGCCTGCCCAGCCGTGCATGGTCGAAAGAGACAAGCCGGCCGGCCGGCTCGTCTGGCATGGCGTCGGGCGAAAGCTCGCGCCACAGGTCGGGATGGGGAAGATCCATCCAGTGCGCGGGCTGGCCCAGGCCCACCGAGAGCTTGGCGGCCAGGGCATCGCCGACCTTGCGGGGGCTTTTGTCCCGCTTGCCTTGGAATCCTTGAAGGATCTGGTCGAGGTACTTGCGACTGACGCCGGCGCGTTCGGCCAGGCGGTCCACGCCCCCGGCTTCGTGCACGGCGTACTTGAGGTTGTTCAGTCGGATCGATCGGATGTCCATGGTAGCGATAGTAGCAATCCGCTACCCGAAAGTACAGTAGCGATTCGCTGTTGACTTCATGGTAGCGACTCGCTACCATGAATTGCAACTCCACGACAGTCGGGCTGGCCGCTAGCCGACGCAGGAGGACCACAACCGGCATAAACCTGGAACAAGGATGACGAGGCATGGCAACTGGTTTTGAACGGGGGGCGTCCCGATGAAATACGCCAAGGAAGTCCTGGACACGATGTCGGCCCATCCGGGCCGGCCGTGGCGCATGGCCGAGCTGGTGCGCGGCGCATCCGGGGCACGTGAACTGTCGCGCCGTGAACGCAATGCAATGCGCCAGGCCATCCTGCGTGTCCTGGAAACGCTGCACGATGGCGGCCAGGTGGCGCGCATCGAGCACGCCCGCAATTCGCTCGCCTATGTCTGGAGCGAAGTGCGACACGAGGAGGATTGCGCCCACGCCTGACCCTGCTGCACAATTCGTTCATGCCGTCCCGCATTGCGTCGACGGTTCCAAACAAGGCCCGCCCAGTGCGGGCCTTATTTATGAGAGGGTACGTACGTCCGGCCAACGCGTCGGCAAGTGCTCTTTGCAGTACCCCTGACCAGGCTCGCCATCGGCGGGCCTTTTTCATTTGCGCGCCCCGCGTTCTCGCCGAGAACGCGGGGCGTTTTGCTTGGCGCCGCCTTCAGGGAACACGGCGCTCGGGCCTACCCACATCAAAGGAGCGACGCATGGCGAACAGTTCGGCCACCGGCGGCTACCTGGCGCCCCTGGCCATTTCTCCGCCTCTGGAGGATGCCGAACTCGAGGCGCTGTTCCAGGGGTTCATTGCCGGCGTGTCCGGCCTGCCTCTCAACCTGGTTCGTACACGCTGGCCTGCTGCTGGCGTGGAACCGCCCGCGCAAACCGATACCTGGTGCCTGATGGACATCCGGTCGCAGCGTGCGGACGCCGGTCCGGTCGTGGCTCACGACCCCACCGGAGAAGGATCTGATTCATACGTTCGGCATGAAGACATCGAGGTGCTTTGCTCGATGTTCGGGCCGCGCGCACTGCGCCATGCGGCGCAGTTGCGCGACGGCGCCGCCGTGCCGCAGAACCGTGAACCCTTGCAGGCGCAAGGCATCGCGGTGAGCGGCGCGGGGCCGATCCTGGCCCAGCACGAACTCGTGAATCAGCAGTGGATACGGCAGTTCGACATGACCTTGCGCTTTGCGCGACAGGTCATCCGCAGCTATCCGGTCCTGAATCTTCTGTCGGCGCAGGTCACGACGCATGCCGCGTCGCTGTCCCCGACGGACAACACCAACCACCTTGCAGATTAAGGGATTTACCATGGCTAATGGATTGCCGGTATCACGCCTGATCAACGTTACGATCAACATGTCGCCGCTGGCGGCGCAGGGCGCGAGCCTGAACACCGCCCTGTTGCTGGGCTCGTCCGCGGTCATCGACACCGGCGAGCGCATGCGCGCTTACGGCGGCATCGATGCCGTCGCCGCCGATTTCGGCACCACCGCGCCGGAATACCGCGCCGCGCTGCTGTACTTCCAGCAGACGCCCCAGCCTTCGCAGCTGTACATCGGCCGCTGGGCCAAGGGCGCCACGTCGGCGACGCTGCGCGGCGCCGTGCTGTCGGCGGCTGAAAAACAACTGTCCGCCTGGACCGCAGTCACCGCGGGCGCCTTTGCCCTGACGGTCGACGGCACCGCCAAGTCGATCAGCGGCCTGGACTTTTCGGGCGCCACCAACCTGAACGGCGTGGCCTCGATCATCTCGACCGCGCTGGTGTCCGCCTCGGTGCTGTGGAACGGCTCGCAGTTCGTCGTGACCTCGAACACCTCGGGCGCCACCTCGACGCTGGGCTATGCGTCGGCACCCGGTACCGGCACCGACATTTCGTCGATGCTGGGCCTGACTGCCGCCCAGGCTTCGGCCCCCGTCGCAGGCATCGTTGCCGAGACGCCGGTGGACGCCGTGGCGCTGTTCCTGGACCGCTTCGCCAACAAGTTCCTGGGCCTGGCCTTCGCCGACGCCGAACTGACGAGCGCCCAGCACCTGGCCGTGGCCGGCCTGATCGAGGCCGACCAGCGTCACCTGTACGGCGTGTCGACCCAGTCGCCCCAGGTGCTGGAGCCGACCCACCACGACGACATCGCCAGCCAGTTGAAGGCGCTGAAATACAAGTACACGATCGTGCAGTTCTCCAGCGCCAATCCGTACGCGGTGGCCTCGCTGCTGGGCCGCATGCTGACGGTGAACTTCAACGCCAACAACACCACGATCACGCTGATGTACAAGCAGGAGCCCGGCATCGTGGCCGAGACCCTGACCAGCAGCCAGGCCGACACGCTGGCCGCCAAGAACTGCAACGTCTTCGTCAACTACGACAACGACACGGCGATCATCCAGTACGGCGTGACGCCCAGCGGCATCTTCATCGACTCGGTCTACAACGCGATCTGGTTCCGCAACCGCGTGCAGACCGACGTCTACAACCTGCTCTATACCAGCCCCACCAAGGTGCCGCAGACCGATGCCGGCAACCAGCTGATCGCTTCGGTGATCGAGGCCGCGTGCGAAGCCGCCGTGAACAACGGCTACCTGGCCCCGGGCGTGTGGAATTCGGCCGGCTTCGGCGCGGTCAAGCAGGGCGACACGCTGTCCAAGGGCTATTACGTCTATGCCCCGGCAATCGCCACGCAATCCCAGGCCGATCGCGAAGCGCGCAAGGCCGTTCCGTTCCAGGTCGCCGCAAAGGAAGCCGGCGCCATCCACACCGTCGACGTTCTCGTCACGGTCAATCGCTAATCAGGAGTCGCAGATGTCTACCTATTCGTTCGCTGATATCAGCGCCAGTCTCATCGGCCCGGGCGGGGCGATTTCGCTGGGCTACGGCTCGGGCAATGCCGACGAAGGCATCACCGTCGCCATGGCCGCGTCGCGCAACACCATGACGGTGGGCGCCGACGGCGAAGTCATGCACACGCTGAACGCCAACAAGAGCGGCACCGTGACGCTGACCTACCTGAAGACGTCGCCGGTCAATGCCCAGCTGCAGGCGCTGTACGACGCGCAGACGCTGGATTCGCGCCTGTGGGGCAAGAACCTCATCACCGTGACCAATCCGGCCACCGGCGATGTGACCACATGCCGCTCGTGCGCATTCGGCAAGCGTCCCGACCTGACCTACAAGAAGGACGGCGACACCGTGGCCTGGGTATTCGACGCGGGCAAGATCGACACCATTCTCGGAACCTACTAAGCCATGTCCCTGGAAATCGACCTGAACGGCAACCGGTATTCCATCGGAAAACTGAGTGCCAAGCAGCAGTTCCACATCTCGCGCCGCATCGCGCCGATCCTGCCGACGCTGATTCCGGTGTTCGTCCGCCTGGCGGGCGGCAACCGGGTGGTGTCGGAAGACCCCGGCGGCCTGGCCGATGTCCTGCAACCGCTGGCCGACGGCCTGGCGGCGATGAAGGATGAGGATGCCGAGTACGTGCTCGACACGTGCTTGCAGGTCGTCCAGCGCAAGCAGGAGCACGGCTGGGCCGGCATCTGGTCGGCCAGCCAGCGCACGCCCATGTTCCAGGACATCGACCTGGGCGTGATGTTGCCGCTGGTGATGCGCGTCATCACCGTCAACCTGGGGCCTTTTATGCAAGGGCTGCTTACGAGCCAGACGAGCAGCCCCGAGGCGACACAGGCTGGCTGAAAAGCCTGCCGGGCGGCGAAGACTGGTTGCTGGCGCCGGTGCTTGAGGGGCTCTGCAAGTACGAGTCCCTCAAGGACGGTTCCCTGGACCTGGCCGACATCGCGCTCCTGAACGACGCGCTGTCGGTCCGGGCAGACAACAAGGCGGAAGCGCACCGCCGTCTAATGGCAGAGAAGAATGGCTAACACATCAGACTTGCAGCAGGCCGTCGTTGCTCTGGGATTCCAGATCGACGCCAAGAGCCTGCAACGAATCGAAGACGCGCTGAACATCATGGCGCGTGGATTCGACAGATTGAATTCGTCGATGGCGCAGACCGGCCAATGGGTTGGTCAGATGGCCGAGAAGTTGGAAGCGGTGTATTTCGGCGCCCAGCGCGTCGGGGCATCCGCAAGCAATCTGCGGGCGTTCGGCGCAGCGGCTCAGGACTTCGGCGTTTCCGCCCAGACTGCCGAAAGCAGTTTGAAGTCGCTGAAGCAGGCCATGGAAGATGGCACCGCTGCCGATTTTCTCAAAGAGAGCGGCCTGGGTGTCGATACCGTCGACAAGACCACGGGCAAGCTGCGCGACACCGTCCAGGTAATGGGCGACGTTCTGGCGCAGGTGCATGCGCTGTCTCCCCAGGATGCCCGCCGCCTGGCTGGAAACCTGGGCATCGACGATGAGTTGATGGACCCCAAGCGCGCGGCCCAGCTGTTGCAACGTTACCGCGAGATACGCCAGGCCGCGGCAACGACCGGCCTGGATACGGTATCGGCAGACGCGCACGAATCGATGAACTCGATTCGAGAAATCGGGCGCACCATCGACAACATTTCCACGAAAGTGGCAGGCGCATTCCTGGAAAAACTCAAGGGCCCATTGCAGGAATTCTCGCAATGGTTCCAGACCAATGGCCCGCTCATCGGTGAACGCATGGCCGAGGTGGCCAAGGCCATATTGGACATGGCGCTGGCGGTTGCGCCGGTGCTGGGATGGGTCGCAGGGGCCATTCTGGAACTGGACGCCATCACCGGCGGCTGGAGTACCCGAATCGGGCTGGCAATTGCTGCGTTCCGGATGTTGGGTGGGGCCGAGCTGGTGACGGGCTTGCTCCAGTTGGCCGAGGCAATCGGCGCGGTGAACCTGGCCAGCGGTGGGCTTGGCGCCGCTGGCGGAATGGGCGGTCTGCTCCGTTTTGTCGGTCGCAAGCCCTTGCTTAGGCTAGGCGCGGCCGGCGTGCTGACCGAGGGTTTTCTGAGTCTGGCGGATTTGGCGCAGCCGTCCATTCCCGGTGAGAGCGATGAGGAGCACCGGGCACGCACGGTAGACCATGTGTCATCCGTCCTGTCGGTTCCCCCCCCATTCCTGCTCTCGAACAAGCTGGCGATGGACATGATGATGCTGTTTTACAAGCCAGCAGCACCGGGTTCTGGCGGCGTCAAGGTAGGGCCGTCCAGTTTTTCGGACTTGCCCCGAGTGCCGCGGCCAGTCTTTGAAGGCTCGACGGACCCAGGCGAGAGCACCCAATCGGCGCCAGAAGCGGCATCCGGCCAGGCAGGGGCTGACCGATTGCGCATGGTCGAACAGGCCGATTTGGCCGCACGCGCTGCCGGTGAGAATTTTCAGCGGCTTCTCGAGGGCATGCCCGCGTCGAGCCGCGGGCTGCTCATGGCTTCCGACAGCGCAAGCCTGCGCCTGCCTGCTTTCGGTGAGCCGATACCTCAATCGCTGTCAGCGCCCTGGGACGGCTACCGCAGTGGTGCGCTGGAAGTGAGGCTGAACGTCGAGTCGCCGCAAGTCAACCTGAACGCCACGACCCACATCTACGTGGAAGGCGCCGCGGACCCGATGGCGACCGCGACGGCTGTGGCCGCCCAGCAGGATCGCGTTTTCGCGGACCTGACACGCAACACGCAGGGAGCATACCAATGACGGATTTGAGTTCGGCGGGCCTGGACATGGTGCTGCTGCATACCAAGAAAATCGGCCAGATCGAGATCCCCGCGGTGGTTCAGGAAACCTACACGGATACGTTGGAAATCACCTCGCATCCCGTGGATGGCGGCCCGGGCGGCCCGCGCACGATCAACGACCACGCATTCAAGAAGCCGCGCGAGGTCGTCATGCAGTGCGGCTGGAGCAACGCGGACTACGAAGGCCTGCTGGGCGCCACCGCTGAAGCGCTGCCGAACGGCCAGGCCGCGGCATCCGACTACGTGACGGCGGTGTACACGCAGCTGCTGGCATTGCAGGAATCACGCGAGCCCTTCGACCTGATCACCTGCCGGCGCAAGTACAGCAACATGCTGATCCAGAGCCTGAAGGTGGATCACAACAAGGATACGCAGGGCAGCTTGCGCGTCACGGCCAACCTGGTCGAGGTGCAGATCGTGCATGCCCGCGAGACGGCGGTGCCGCCGCTGCCGCGCCATGCCGATGCCAGGAAGACCGGCGGGCCGATGGAATGCGGCACCCGCAATGCGACCGTCGCGAACCCAAGGAGCCCATGATGGCCAGTTTCTACGAGATTCCCTTGCTGCCGGTGCCGCAGCGTTTCACGATCGCCCTGGGCGGCAAGGAATACCGCCTGACCGTGCAATACCGTGACGGCTGGGTGCTGGATATCGACAGCGCCGAAGGCGAGCCGCGGGTGGCGGGCATTCCCTTGGTCACGGGCGTGGACCTGCTGGGCCAATATCGGCACCTGGGGTTTGGCGGGGGCCTGTGGCTGATCAACGCCAGCCTGTCCGACGATCCGCCCACCTATGAAAACCTGGGCGTGCAGGCCAAGCTCTACTGGAAGGCGGGCTGACATGGCGACATCAACGCACGCGGTGGGCGGGGTGGATTACGCCCGGCAATGGCTGCGCGGATCGGAACTGCTGATCGGCAACGACCAGGGCCTGGATCTGTCGGACTTTCATTTCACGTTCGAGATCAAGCACACGGATTCCTCCAAGCCCAGCACCGCCAAGATCCGCATCTACAACCTGGGCGAGGCCGCCATCAGCCGGATTCGCCGGGAATACAACGTGGTCATGCTCAGAGCAGGCTACCAGGGCAACCTGGGCACGATCTTCCATGGCACCTTGATCGAGGCGTCCAGCGGCACGGAAGGGCAGACCAACCCCTACCTGGACATCGTCGCGGCGGACGGCGACCTGCCGTACAACTTCGCGACCATGAGCCAGACGCTGCAAAAGGGCGCCACGGTGCATGACCGTGTGCAGGCGGTGCTGGCCGCCATGAAGCCGATGGGCATTACCGCCGGCTACATGGCCGAACTGCCGCCGGGCGCGAGCCTGCGGGCCAACGTCAATGCGGGCATGTGCCGCGATGTGCTGGACGATCTTTGCCGCACGGCAGGGTGCATCTGGCGGATTCACGACAACCGGCTCGAGATCGTGCCGGAAAAGTCGTACGTCCGAGAAACGGTGCAAGTGCTGACCGACGAAACCGGCGTCATCGGCCGGCCGGAGCAGATCGACAAGGGCATCAAGGTCAAGATGCTGCTCAATCCTGCCATCAAGCCTGGCCGGCTGGTCTACCTGAACAACGACAGCATCAAGCGCTATCGCTACCAGACCGAGGCCGAGCAGGCCAGGCTGAAGAAGGAAAAGGCCGCCAAGGGCAACGGCGCGAAGCCGGCCCCGCCGGAGCCTGACCTGTCCACCCAGCGCAAGCTGGCGGACAACGGCTACTACTACGTCATGGTGGCCGAGCACAACGGCGATACCCGCAAGACCGATTGGTTCACCACGATCACGTGCCTGGCCTGGGACGCCACCCTGGAACCGCCGGGCGAACTGTCCGGCCAGCTTCAACCTGCGCCGAAGGAGGCCTCATGAACCGACGTGAACGGCTCAATGATCCGAACGTGGCGCTGCAGGACGCGATCCGGGGCGCCATGGCCATGACCTGGACGGCGCTGCCCGGCATCGTGCAGTCGTTCGATCCGGTGGCCATGACTTGCGTGGTGCAGCCCGCGATCAAGGCGCGCAGGACGCTGCCGACGGGCGCGATCGTGACCGATGCGCTGCCGCTCCTGGTGGATTGCCCGGTCCACTTTCCGTCGGGCGGGCAGTGCACGCTGACCTTTCCGGTCGCGCCGGGCGATGAATGCCTGGTGGTGTTCTCGTCGCGCTGCATCGATGGCTGGTGGCAATCGGGCGGCGTCCAGGAGCAGGCGGAGTTGCGGATGCACGACCTGTCGGACGGCTTCGTGTTCGTGGGGGTGCGGTCGCAGCCCCGGGTGATCCCGAACGTCAGCACCGGCGCCACCCAGTTGCGCAGCGACGATGGTTCGACGCTGATCGAACTGGACCCGGCCAGCCAGAAGGTCCGGATCGTGGCACCCGGCGGATTCGACGTGGTCGCGCCCCGGTCGACGTTCTCGGATCAGGTGCTGGTGCAGGGGCTGTTGACCTACGTGGCCGGCCTGGTCGGCAGCGGCGGCGAAGGCTCGGCCGCGCAGATCACAGGCGTCTTCAACGTCATCGGCCAGATTCTGGCCAACGGCAAGCGGGTGGACGACACCCATACGCATACGGCCCAGGGGGCCAACGCGGTCACGACGCCGCCCAACTAAGGACACCAATGCGCTATCGAAAAATGGACGCTAACGGGGACTACTCGTTCGGCGGGCAGCAGGCCGACTTCCACCGGGACACGCCCGAGGCGGTGGCCCAGGCGGTCAAGACCCGGCTGATGCTGCTGCGCGGCGAGTGGTTCCTGGACACCAGCGAAGGCATGCCCTGGCGGACCGAGGTCCTGGGCAAGCGCTTCGAGGCTTCGTACGACGGAGCGATCCGCGAGCGGATCCTGGGTACGCCCGGTGTGACGGGCATTGCCGAGTACTCGAGCCGGCTTGATGCCGAGTCGCGGGCACTGGCCGTGGCCGCCACGATTTCAACCCTTTATGGCACCGCCATTGTGCAGGCAGCATTATGACGATACTTTCTACAGCGCCGGTGGTCGATGCCGCCGGTATTCGGGCCCCGTCCTACGGCGAGGTGCTGCAGTACCTGCAGGAACAGTACCGGGCCATCTATGGGCCCGACACCTACCTGGAAGCCGACAGCCAGGACGGCCAGCTGCTGGCCGTGTTCGCGTCCGCCATCAACGACGCCAATATCGCGGCCATCAATGTCTACAACGCCTTCTCGCCGGCCACCGCCGCGGGCGGCGCGCTGTCGTCCAACGTGAAGATCAACGGCATCAGCCGGGCGGTGGCGTCGCAGTCGACCGTGGATCTGCGCCTCGTCGGGCAGGGCGGCGCCCTGATCAGCGGCGGCATCGTCAAGGACGCCAACGGCATCCAATGGCTGCTGCCGGCGCAGGTGACGATTCCGCCCGAAGGCGAGATCACGGTCACGGCGACGTGCCAGCAGATGGGCGCGGTTGCGGCATCGGCGCACACCGTGGACCAGATCGCGACGCCGACCCGTGGCTGGCAGTCCGCCACCAACCCGGCGGCCGCGGCGCCGGGCGCGCCCATCGAGAGCGACGCGGCGTTGCGGCAGCGGCAGGCCGTCTCGGTCGCGCTGCCGTCCAAGACCGTGTTCGAGGGCACCATCGGGGCCGTGGCGACCGTGCCGGGCGTGAACCGCTATGCGGCCTACGAGAACGACACCCGCGCCACCGATGCCCACGGCCTGCCGCCGCATTCGATCAGCCTGGTGGTGGATGGCGGCGACGCCGTCGCCATCGCCCAGGCCATTGCCGCCAAGAAGACGCCGGGCACCGGCACCTACGGCACCACCACGGTGGTGGTGAACGACATTTACGGCATCGCGCATCCCATCAACTTCTTCCGGCCTGAACTGCTGCCGGTCACCGTGGACGTGCGCATCCGCGCCTTGCCGGGCTATACGGCGGCGACCGGCGTGGCGATCAGGCAGGCGGTGGCCGACTACGTCAACGGCGTCGCCATCGGCGGCGGCGCCAGCGGCTCGGTGGAGTGGGGCGATGCCATCAGCGCCGCCAACGGCGTGGCGGGCAACGGCACCTTCAAGATCGCGGCGTTGACGTTGTCGGCGGCGGGGGCTACGGGGACGCCGGACGTGGCCCTGACGTTCAAGCAGGCCGCCTCGGCCACGCTGGACAGTGTCCTGCTGACGGTGGTGTGACATGGCGGACATCAGCGAATACTCCGGTCTGCTGTCCGCCTACCACCGCGGCAAGCCCAACTTCACTGCCACCGTCCAGGCCCTGTGCCAGGGCATGGTGGACCTGCGCAACCTGTACGGCGGGCTGCCGGATGCCTTTGACCTGGACCGGGCGGTAGGCCACCAGCTGGACGCCGTGGGCCGGTGGGTGGGGCTGGCGCGACGCATCAAGACGCCGCTGGCGGGCGTGTATTTCTCGCACGATACCGACGGCCTGGGCTTTGACCAGGGCGTGTGGCAGGGCCCGTTCGATCCGGACAGCGGCCTGACCGAACTGGACGACGAGACCTACCGCCTGCTGCTGCGGGCCAAGATCGGCGCCAACCACTGGGACGGCACGCTGGAGACGTCGGCCGCCATCCTGGACCGCATCTTCGGCGGCGGTACCCATGTCTTCATCCAGGACAACGGCGACATGTCGGTCGACATCGGCGTTGCCGGCACGCCGCCATCTGCGCTGTTCCTGGCGCTGCTGACCGGGGGTTACATCCCGCTCAAGCCCGAGGGCGTGCGCATCAGTTACTACGTCATCCCCTCGGGCGAGGGGCCTTTGTTCGGTTTTGACGTTCAAAACCACTACATCTCGGGGTTCGACAGCGGACTCTGGGGCTCGCTTTTTGCCGGTTGAATAAGGACATTCCGTGGCTATCAATCAAATTCTTCCCTTCGGCACCGTCCCCGGTGCCAACGTACTGACGCCTGCCGACTACCAGGCGCTGGCCGCCCGGCTGGGCGGCTTCTCGGCCGGCACGGCCAAGTCGAAAGAGCTCAACACCGTCTGGCGCCAGGCGTCTTTCGTGACGGCCATGATCGCCCAGTACATCGCCGACAAGTCCGGCCAGGACGTGCTGGACAACGGCGACCTGGCGGCCCTGCAGGCCAAGTTCGTGGCGGCGCTGGCGGCTTCGCCGGCATTCACGGGGGCGCCGACGGCGCCCACGCCGGACGTCAGCGACAAGAGCACCCGGATCGCCACCACCGCGTTCGTGTCGGGCAACTTCCCGCGGATCTATCCGATTGCGGCGTTGCCGACGCAGGACATCGGGCCGATCATCGTCGCCGAGTGCGCCGAAGTGTGGATCTGGTCGTCCACCCAGTACTTCAAGGGCTATCGCTCGCCGCTTTGCGGCCGGCCACTGGATGGCCATACCAGCCTGCCGCTGGTCAGCGAGGTCGACGCCATCGGCGGCTTGATCTCCAAGACAGCCTATGCCGCCCTGTGGGGGTATGCGCAGGAACAAGGCCTGGTCAGGACAGAGGCCGTCTGGCAGGCGAACCGCGGCACGCATTGGTTCTCGGACTACTCGGCAAGCGAGTTCCGCGTGCCGGATTTGCGCGATATGTTCCGGCGATTTACGGGAACTGACGCTGACACTGCAAATGCGCGGGTGATGGGAACTCGGCAGGAGCAGCAGTTTCAATACCATCTTCACGCTAATGCCGCCGTCGGCCTCGCTAATGGCTCGTTGAACGTCGGCCAGAGTACCTATGCGCAGTACGGCGCGGGCACAACCGGTCCG